TAGGTTCCAATCGTTTTTTCCCTGTTTTTGTGACAGGCCATTCTGGTAATGGTAAAACAATGTCCATTGAGCAGGCTTGTGCCAAACTCAAAAGAAAATTTGTATTAGTTTCCATGACACCAGAAACCGATGAGAGTGACCTCCTTGGTAACTATGTTTTACTTAATGGTGAAATGGAATGGCGAGATGGTCCCGTCACTACAGCTGCCCGTCAAGGTGCCGTTTTATGTATTGATGAAATTGACTATGGTGCTCAAAACTTATCCTGTTTGCAACGGGTGCTCGAGGGCAAACCATTCCTTCTTAAAAAGAAGGGCGAAATAGTATCGCCTGCTGAAGGCTTTACAATCTTTGCGACTGCCAATACCAAAGGTAAAGGCTCAGAAGATGGTCGATATATGTTTACCAATGTTTTAAATGAAGCGTTCCTAGAGCGATTCCGTAACACCTATGAACAAAATTGGCCGCCTATTGCGACCGAGAAAAAGATTATTAAAAAAGAATTAGAATCAGTCAATAAAAATGACGATGACTTTGCCGAAAAACTTGTAACATGGGCAACCGTCATTCGCCAAACTTTTGAAGAAGGTGGTTGTGATGAAGTAATTTCAACCCGTAGGCTGGTTCATATCGTAGAAACCTTTGGTATCTTCGGTGACAAAATGAAAGCACTTGGTTTATGTCTTAATAGGTTTGATGACGACACCAAAACATCTTTTGTTGACCTTTATACCAAAGTTGATGCAGGTGCTTCGATTGAAGAAATCATGGCACCTCCAGAAGAAGTAATTGAAGAACCTTCCCGTCCTGGCGACACGGCTGCGGCTTCATATTAGTAGTTCGGCACTTGACCTGTCGGCAACGATAGGTCTTTTTTATTATGTTTACCTTGAAAGGGCTTGACAATGTTTAAAATATCAGATATACTATCGTTTCAAATTGAGAGAAGGATCACCTCTCAACCAGTTTTAAAAAAGAGTGATTCATATTATGGAGAAAAAATGATGTCAAAAAGACAATCTAATTCTGTGAAGTCTAAAATCCTTGCGTATCTTTCAAAAGATAGCGGCTACAATACTTTAACTGCTGCTAAAATGCAATCAGTTTATGGTGTTGCAAACCCATCAGCAACAATTAATGAGTTGCGTAATGATGGTAATGCTATCTATTTAAACACACGCATTAACTCAAACGGTGATAAAGTTTCATTCTACCGCTTGGGTGCACCTACAAAGCGTATGGTTGCAGCTGGTATTGCAGCTATTCGCCAACAAGGTGTAAGAGCATTTGCCTAAAATAGTTTAGGATTCAAGAGAAGGGTGTGATACATATAGGTGTCACACCTTTTTTTTATTATTAAAATGGGATTATTATGGAAATTCAAGTTAAAATTGAAGAATTAAAAAAGAATAAGTTGTTTGTGGCAACACCAATGTATGGTGGCATGGCACATGGCCTATACATTAAATCATGTTTAGACCTTCAAACAACAATGTCAAAATATGGAATTGAAACCAAGTTTTCATTTCTATTCAATGAATCACTTATTACCCGAGCAAGAAATTACCTAGTAGATGAATTCTTACGCTCAGGTTTCACACATTTACTTTTCATTGATTCTGATATTCATTATGCACCACAAGATATCATCGCATTAATGGCATTAGATAAAGATGTGATTGGTGGTCCTTATCCAAAGAAATCAATTAATTGGGCTAATGTAGCACAAGCTGCACGAAACCATCCAGATTTGGATCCAAAAGAATTAGAAACATTGGTTGGCGAGTATGTATTTAATGTAGTAAAAGGCACATCACAATTTCAAGTAACAGACCCATTAGAAGTATTAGAAATTGGTACAGGGCATATGATGGTAAAACGCCAAGTGTTTGAAAAAATGCAAGAAGCGTTTCCAGATATCAAGTATAAACCAGACCATGTTGGACAGGCTAACTTTGATGGCTCTCGTTACATCCATGCTTACTTTGATACTGTGATTGATACGAAAGATTCAATTACTGGTGGCGGATCAGAACGCTACCTATCAGAAGATTATATGTTTTGCCAAATGTGGCGTAAGATTGGTGGTCAAATCTTCTTATGCCCATGGATGAAAACACAGCATATTGGTACATATGCCTTTACAGGAGATATGCCAAAGGTTGCACAATATACGGGTAAGTTATAATGCTTATTGGTGTGGTAGGTTTCATAGGTTCAGGTAAAGGCGCCGTTGGTGATTTACTAGAACAAAAAGGTTTTGTCAAAGATAGTTTTGCTAAACCATTGAAAGACGCCTGCTCAGCCATGTTTGGTTGGCCTCGTGAATTACTTGAAGGTGATACTGAAGTTTCTCGAAAATGGCGCGAAGAACACGATTCTTTCTGGAGTGAAAAATTTGGTTATACTTTCACTCCACGATTGGCATTACAGCTAATGGGCACAGAAGCTGGTAGAAATGTATTTCACCAAGACATTTGGGTTGTTTCATTATTGAATCGTGCAAAAGGTAAAAATGTTGTTGTTACCGATGTTCGATTTAAAAATGAAATAGATTACATTCAACAAAATGGTGGAATAATTGTGCGTGTTAAGCGAGGTGAAGAACCTGAATGGTATAAACTCGCTGAGGATGCAGCTGCCGGTTTTTCATCAGCCATTATGGAGATAAAAGACAAAGGCATACACCAGTCGGAATGGGACTGGATTGGTTCTGATTTTAATTATACCATAGAAAACGAAGGCAGTTTAGAAGATTTAGGCAATCAAATAGATGGCCTATTGCAATTTATTAAAAAATGATGTATAATGAATTTATTATTATTAAAAAAGGTGAAAGTATATGAAATTATCAAACGAAACATTTGCTCTATTAAAGAACTTTGGTGCCATTAATCCAGGCATACACTTTAAAAAGGGTAAGACACTCAAAACGGTTTCTTCACATAAGAATATTCTAGCTCAAGTAGATATTGCTGAAGAAATTCCTGCCAACTTTGGCGTATATGATTTAAACAACTTCTTATCTGTGGTATCTTTGCATAAAGATGAACCGTCATTTGAGTTTGATGAGAAACATGTTGTAATTGTTGGCAACGGCGGCCGTAGTAAGATTAAGTATCGCTTTTGCGAACCAACTATGTTAGTCACACCTCCAGACAAAGATATTGCTTTACCTGAATGTGAAATCTCATTAGATTTATCTGAATCAGATATCGATTGGATTATGAGGGCAGCCGCAGTATTGACATCGCCACAAATTGGAATCGAATCTGATGGTTCAACAGTCAGTATCGTTACACTAGATTTGCAAAACGATTCTGCTCATACCGATGCACTTGAAATTGGTAAAGGTAATGGTGACAAGTATCGCATGATATTTAAGACAGAGAGCTTAACTAAACTATTAAATGGTAGTTATCATGTTAAAATCACCTCTCAAGGTATCTCACACTTCAAACACAAAAACATTCCATTACAATATTGGATTTCAACTGAACAAGGTTCTAAATTTGAGAAAGGTAATTAATCATGACAGTAAAATTATTTCAAAATGCCTTTAAAGGTAACGCTTCAGAATCAATTGCAATCAATCCAGCACATGTTATGTCCGTGTTTGAATCTAAATCTATTAACCCCGAAAGCAGTGAAGAAGAAGTATTGACACACATTTTTAGTGTAAATGGTAATACTTGGCAAGTTACAGATGCTTATCTTGATGTGGTTGCCAGATTGAATGAAAAAGATTAATTCGTTATATTATATTATGAGGTGTGTGAATGGAACATTTATTATGGACGGAGAAGTATCGTCCTAAAAAGATAGAAGACTGCATACTGCCTGAACGGTTGAAAAAGCCGTTTCAGGAGTATGTCAATCAAAGTAATATCCCCAATCTTCTCTTGGCTGGTGGTGCAGGTGTTGGTAAAACAACTGTAGCTAAGGCGATGTGTGAAGAAATCGGTTGTGATTATATGGTCATTAATGGTTCAGACGAATCAGGCATTGACACATTCAGAACCAAAATCAAAAACTATGCTTCATCAATGTCATTATCCGGTGGCCGTAAGGTCATCATCATAGACGAAGCAGATTATCTCAATCCAAACTCAACACAGCCTGCCCTTCGTAATGCAATTGAAGAGTTTGCTATCAATTGTTCTTTCATCTTTACATGTAATTACAAAACAAGAATCATTGAACCACTTCATTCAAGATGTGCTGTCATTGATTTTGGTCTCAAGAACGATGAGAAGGCTTCTATGGCATCTCAATTCTTCAAAAGACTTCAGAGTGTATTACAAACTGAAAAGATTGAATATGACGATAAGGTCATCGCAGAATTGGTCAAGAAACACTTTCCAGATTTTCGTAGAGTATTAAATGAGTTACAAAGATACTCTCAATTTGGTAAGATTGATGTGGGTATTCTTGCACAAATAGGCAACGTTCAATTACAAGAAATTGTAAAGCATATTAAAGCTAAAGACTTTGGTGCAATTCGTAAATGGGTGGCAACAAGCGATTTAGATGCTAATGGCGTGTTTCGTCAAATCTATGATTCATTATATGACTTTATGAAACCACATTCTATACCACAAGCTGTTTTAATTATTGCAGACTATCAATACAAGAACGCATTTGTAGCCGATACTGAAATCAATTTGGTCGCCTGTTTGACTGAATTGATGGCTAACTGTGAGTATAGTTGATTGCGGTTTGAAGACGAAGATCCAGCTAAAAGAAACAGTCTACCATATCCAATGGATGTTGGTTCACCCAAGTTTGAATTAGTTCCTGTAAAATCACAAAAAGACCATATGCTCAATATTGCACGATTGAGCGCCCAGCAAGAATATGATAGAATTATGGAATTGGTCAATGTGCTAAGAAAGCAAGCCGACCAAATCAAAAAAAGATTAGATTTAACTGATATGATTTATGATGCTCACTATGAGTTTCAAGTAGTTCATGGGCAAACATATTGGTTAATTTATCACAAAAGAACACAAAGAAATATATTAAGTATTAATGGTCCAAAATCTTGGATTTCTGGACCACCCTTTGATTACGAATATATATGTGCTGTTAAGTCATTAGGTGACCACACATGGATAGAAGTTGAAAGCGAGAATAAATGAGTCCGTTTGATTATGTAAATGCTATATTACAGAATAAAAAGAAGCTAATTGTTGATGAGTTGACAGAGAAATCTTATGCACCATTCTTGGTCAACCGAAGTCTATCGTATCATAAAGATTGTATATTCTATGCAAACGAAATGAATCGCTACCATCAAATCGATAAGAAGTTACAGAATGATTTTTTACTAAATATAGTCAGGTCACAAAAGAGGCCATTTGCCAAGTGGGTTAAAGCTGAGAAAAGTGAAGATTTAGAATGTATAAAGCAAATCTTTGGTTTCTCTGAATCAAAGGCTCGTGAAGCCTTCCGCTTGCTTAGCAAAGAACAAATCCAAAA